GGCTGCGGATAATAGGGATTGAAATAGGGATATGCCATGTTCATTCCTCCGTTTCTTTTACCCAGTAATAAAGCGGGATTTCGCTCTCGCTATTCCAGCTGTCATAGATCGTCCCATCCTGCACGCACACTACATGCCCAGAGAGGGCGAGAATATACGTCCCGCGCGGGTGCTCATCGGCAAACCTGCCGACCGTATAGCAGTCCGGGCATGTGTTCGGCACAACGTTCCGGGTAAATCCCTGCTGCCGGAGGTACGCACCCCAGACACTGTTCGCACTCGGAAGATCGCTTAAGATTAGGCCTTGCAAGCACAGCCCGATATATGTTTCATCCCAGCTATTTCCCGTCGCCTTTGCGATTGCTCGAACGGTGCAGTCACCGACCTGCCGCCCGGTGGGATTTGGATTGAAATAAGAAAAGCCCATACCGAACACTCCTTTGATGTGTCCAGTATGGGCTTTTTTTCGATTCCTTGTGCCTCAGTTGTGCATCAGACCGGCATCACTTTTGTTCAGCTCGGGAGATTCCCGGACGCGGCTTTCATCCTCGCCATGATCTCCGGCAAGCGCCGCTGCACGGTGGCGCGGCCGAGATACAGTTCTGTCGCAACATCAACCTGCGGGAGCTTATCCACGAAATAGAGCTGCGCGATCTGCGCGTTCTCGCGGCCGAGATTGGCCTGATAGATCACGGCTTCCATGTCCTTCCGCGTCAGGCCGCCCAGCTCCGGCGGCAGCTTGGCGCGCGCCTGCGGTGACATAGGCCCGCCCCCCCTTACTTCATGGCTGCAGCCAGTTTTTTCAACAGGTCATCGCCGTACTTGTAGTCGGCGAGATATTTGATCGTGTTGTCCGCAAGTCCGGCCTTTGCCTTGATGGTCTTCTTGGCGTCCTCGACGGTCTTGTCAACCGTTTCAGTGTCGTAGTCGACCCACGGCAGCTTGCCGTGCTTCTGCCACTTGCGGCTGTTGTAGCCGCCTTTGAGGCCGATGTTGCCAACACACGTGATCTGCACGCCGTCTTCCCAGATGGGCGTGCACTCAACGGCCAGACCGTCGCCGATGTACAGGCCCCAATGCCCGGGCATCCACAGACCTTCGCCCGGCCCGAGCTTATCCCAGCCGGTGGACGATACGTCCTTGCACTTGGCGATCATGCCGTCGGCAGAGACGTCCGGGACGGCGTTTCCAGCATAGCGCGCGCCGCCGTGGTAGGCGCTCTTGTCGCCCTTCCAGCCCCATAGGATGCCCTTTGTCAGGTTCACACAGTCAAAGCCAAAGTATCCCTTGCCGATGAGGCCGCGGTATCTGGCCTGCTTCGCTGCAGTGTACCAGTCCGGATACTGTTTTGCTTTCTCGGCGATGATGCCCCCACTCACCGGAGAGCCGAAGCAGCCCCACATGTAGACGGTCTTGTAGTTTTTCGCGACGTCGATATGCTTTTTGACGAGTTCAGACGCTTTCATGACACTCATTTCTGCGCATCCTCCTTCGTGCTTCCGCCCTCGATAGCGTCCTGCACCTTCTGGCTCTGCGTGCCGAAGTAGAAGGTGATGACCGTCAGGAAGATGGTCAGGAAGTCCTTGCCGGAGATATCTCCGCGCAGGGCGAGGACGGCGAAGATGATGGTCAGGCCAAGTGTAACGATGGATTTGACGCTCAGGAGATTCCCGAGCCGCTTGATGATGTTTTCCATATGTACCCCTTTCGTGGTTCCGGTTATTCGTCTTTGTCCTTTTTTGCGAAGACCCGCTTGAACGCGAGCAGAAGCAGCTCACCGCCGAACGCCGCGGCGGTGAACGTCAGCACGGCGGAAAGATCGATATCCAGTTGAAACAGGACCGCGATTGTCTCGAGCAGCACCGCCCACACGAGCGTGAGGGTCAGCACGCGGATGCAGTAGAACACGATGGTCCTGGACATTTCGCCTTTTGTCCAGCGGAGTTTGAATTTCACAGCTTCACTTCCTTTCGCACTGCGCTTCCAGCTGATGCAGGAATTGCTTGACGTCCCCGTTTCCTCCCAGATCTACGTATTTTTTGCCCGCGATCAATCGCTCCGACATTGGCATTTCCTCTGACATGATCGTCAGGCGCAGGATAGACAGGTATTGCTCATCCTGGTGCTTCTGCATCTTGTCGAGCTTTTTGTCGATCTCGGCCAGATGGTCGCCCTGGGAGTCTGCCTGTGTTTTCTTCTTCTGCGCTGCGCCGACGATGGCCTGAATGACCGTCGTCAGCGCGGACGAGCCGAGGACGGCGCAGATAATCGTGATGGTTCCAGCATCCATGTTTTTACCTCTTTTATGTATTTCTCAACTGTCAGTCATTGGCCATTTTGATGTAGGTAACCGTGTCGTCGGAATAGCTGACGTTCGGCAGCGTATTGCCGCCGAGCTGGTCATAAAGTTCCGGGTAGTCCGGCTGCGAGAAGGCAGAGCCGTCGCAGACGTGCCACGGGGCGGCCAGTTCCCGCACGGTGACGAGTAGATCGCCGATCTTGTATTGCGGCGTGGAGAGCTTGTCCAGCGCGTCGTTGATAGTCGGGTCGGCCGGAGCGTCGCCCACCGTCCAGAGGAGGGCGGCAGTTTCGTCGGTCAGCAGATTCGCCTTGACAAGCGGTGTTCCCTCGGCCAGCGGTTCGTCTTCCAGCCGGAGCCAGACCTGACGCAGCAGATTCCCCGCCGCGTCATAGGCCCCGTAGCAGACCGCGCCGTTCGCCAGATCGTTCGTCCCTTTTCTGTCCCGCATGGCTCATTCCTCCACGGCCTTGATGTAGGCATGGCTCCGGCTATCGGGTACGATTTTCGGGATTTTCTTTGCATCATACGCAAAATCACGGTAGATGTTCTGCGTACTACCACCGTTAGATGCAAGCGCGCCAACTATTAGGCCGGAGCCATTCCCTGCAAAGCTTGCCACAGCAGGAGCACTTGTAGAGATAAAGCCACTATCCAGATCGTCTGAGTATAGCAAGACCGGATTTGCCCCAGAGCTGTCGGCTGCAGACAGCACTACAATTCCATCTGATATAATTGGCTTACCTGTAATTTTCGAGTGAGTTGCTTGTTTGAATGTTGCACCACCATCTGTCGAATACACATACGCGTATGAGCCGGTACCTGCATTTGCAGCATAAATGATGTTTCCGGAAGCGCATACTTTTTTATACGAACCTGCAGTCGAGTAGATCGTTTGCCATGCCGATTTACTGGTTGGAGTGCGAGCCCGTACTATCTGTTTATCATTTTCATAGTTTTCAGACCCCTTCGCCCCGTAAAAGTACCCGTCGTCTTCGTTGTATGTCAGACTTCGAATAAAACCTATATCATCTACAGTTGTCCACGTCGATGCAAGTAGATTTGAAGAGTACACAATGCTATTCTGCTCTTCCCATACGATATAGTACATTGCACCGTCAGAGATTATGTCGGCGACGAATGCTTTAGACGAAATGTCCTCCGATTGCTCTCCAACTTGCGCTGATAATTTCCATGGTCCTGATGGCTGATCTGCATAGTATATATACCAGACATAGTACCTGTTACTCACGTACTTCAAACATACGCCTACGTATTTCTGCGCGTAGTAGTGTATGGTATTTATTTGTAGCACATTATTCTGAACTGCAACTTCATGCCACGAGTTCATGTTATCGAGCGAATACCACATTCTAGCTGTAATATACTCTTCGGGATATTGCGTACCAATCCAGGCTCTAGAACGAAACCAGACACCATTTGCGTATGATATCACATCTCCGAGTTTACTGTTACTGGTATCTGCATTTACAACCTGAGTTTCCCAGTTACCCTGACTTGCAGATGTTCGCAGAACGTCAAACAGCTCAGGATAGTCTTCTTGCGAGACGTAGCGGCCATCGCACGGAAGCCATGCAGAAGACGGTGCGGCTCTGGACGTCAGCTCGATATCGCCGACGAGGTGCATACCCTTCGATAGCTTTTCAAATGCCTGGTTGACAGTTGGGTCCTCCGGTTTGTTGCTGCCGGGCCAGAGCTTCGAAGCTGTGGCGTCCGAGAGAAGATTTGCCTTGCTGAGCGGCGTTCCCTCGACGGTCGGCGCGTCCTCGCGCCGGAGATATTCGTAATGGTCAAGCGTGCCGTCCGCGTTGTAGATGCCATAGCGGATGGCCCCGTTCGCCAGTACCTGTGTCGGTTGTCTGTCTGTCATAGTAATCCTCCCGCGGTGCACTCCGCTGCGCCGGTGTAGCGAAACGCATTTATCACATTGTCGACCAGCGTCTCGCAGATGGTTAGGATGCGCTCGATATCGTTTGCGCCCGCATACGTCAGCAGCGCGATCTCCGGCACATCCGGGGCATTTGCGGGGTAGGCGAGCGCGGCGCGGACGTCGCTGATCTGGTCGTGGTATGCGCTCCCCTGTGCGGCTGTTATAACGTCCGTCATAGCCCAATCCGTCTTCGCCTGCCACGTGATATCCCTTCCGCAGACGCCGGTCAGGAGGTCGCAGAGGTAGTTCAGCGCCGTCCCGACGCGGTTGAGGTCAACGGCGTTGTATGCGCCCTTCATCCCCGCCAGCCACTCCGCCAGCTCCGCCGCCGTCATGCCCGCGTAGCCCTTCACAGCCAACTCGTGCACGCGTGCGACGTCCGCTGCCGTTCGGTCAGTGATGAGGGTGTCAATAATCGTACTCATAGAAGCTCCTTAACGCCCGTCGGCTTGTTTATCAGAATGACCTTAGAGGTCATATCCACATGATTAGAAGCAAAATGCAAAAGAAACGCCAGCTTTCATATTAGATTTATCATTTCCCACGGCACCGTCTTCGTAAACATCTACAAAACGATTGGGTTGATCCGCACTGTTTTTTGATACAGGCGAGCGAGACCACCAAGTATTATAGGACTCACCTAACTTCTTCTTCCTTGAACCACCGCTAGCATAGTAGGCATAGCGAGAGCCTTCGCCAGCCACTGTATACGTGTTTGTACCAGTGATTTCGACCTCACTCAACAGAAAAAGCTTATCTGAAACAGTCTTAATAGTCGAACTCGCGCCTCCAATAGTCGTCGACTTATTCACCTCTCGAATACTTCTTTTTACATCTGCTGGCATACGTTCTAAAATAGTTGGCAGGTAATTAGTTCGCATAGTACTACGCTCCCAGCCACCAGAATTCGACGTCGAGGTCTTCATGCCATACGTAGTTTGATAGCAGTCATGCAGCTGGAACGTCAGCGGAGCTTTTCCCGAACCGTCGGCGTAATCGTCATGTTTCTTGCCAATGATGTCGATTGCGTAGATCTTGTTGTTGATCGTCATGCTGCAGCTGTCCCCGACACGCCATGTGTCCGGTATCCTATTCTCTTGACAGAGTTTTACTATAGTAGCCCAATCATTATTGGCAAACACGGGATTAAACACTTGCAAAAATACTGCATTAGTTCCGACTGTAACATCAACAGACCCCGATACATCATTTAATTCAGCTACTACCGACCATGTCCCAGTCTCGTCGACCGTCAGTGTGCAATTCCCGCTCGCATCCGCCGTCCCGGAAATCGTCTTGCTGCCCTTCGTGGCTGTAACTGTTGCACCCGCGCTGGTCGTAACAGCAATCTGCAGTTGCGGGGCAGTCATGATGCCGGTGATGAGTTTACCGCTCGCGTCGTGCGCAGTCTCGCCCTGTGCAAGCTTCGCTGCCGTAACAGTATCTGCCGTCAGATCGAGCTTGACCACACCGTTGATTTCAACCTTGTTGACTGCCACGATTAAGCACCTACTTTCAGTGTCTGGCCTCCCTGAGCGTTGTCGGTGTAAGATACCGGGATGGCCTCAACCGTCACCTGAGACAGGCAGTTATGCCCTTCATCGGGTAAGATCTGCTGCGAAGCAAATGTCGGCGTGGCCGTCTTTGCTTGCGGCTTCATGCCCTCAGAGCCGGACATTTCACCTTCGACGCCCAAAATGTTGATGCCCTCGCGGATGTTCTTCGGGATCAGCTTTGCCGCCTCATCCTCCGCGATCTGCGCTTTGCCGGAGCCGTCGTGGAAGCCCATCGGAATCGTGACAGGCGCAGATTTATCAGTGATATCCAGCGTCTTCGCGCCGTTGTTCGGCATCGTGCCGGTGACCTTCGCGCCCGCCACGTAGGCGGTCTTGTCTTTCAGAATTTCCGCAGCCGCAGCCGTCGCGTCCGTGGTGTCCGCGTCTTTGGTGCTCGTGCCGACGATGGGCGCGCCAGTCCGGTCGTGGGCCTTGACGCCCTCCGCCAGCTTGTCCGGCGTAATGTCGTCCTGCGTGAGATCGAGCTTGACGTCGGTGCCGATGATGACTTTATTTACATACTGATTAGCCAAAATATTCATCCCCCATAATGAGTGTTGCTCCCCCCGCATCGTTCGAGACGATATACTGGGGGATCTTCTTGACGGTTACATTGTCTTTCAGGAAGCGGTCCTTCGTTTCCAGCGAGACCGCCTCATAGATCTTGGGCGTGACCTCGTATTCCCCGGTGTAAGGTTTGGCGCCCCCAGCGGATATGGAGGCCGAGAAGCCGAAGGAGACGTCGCTGCCTCCGCCGGTGTCAAAGCGCAGCGCGCGATTTCCGGCCAGCTCAAACGCGACCAGCGTCACTGGAACCATTACAGCACCACCTTTGACAGCGCGTGCAGAACGTCGATCTGCTGGATCGGGGAGCCGATGACGTCCCCCGAGGTAAATTTCACACGCACCTGCATCTGGCAGGTCTTCGGGAGCTTGAATGTCTCCTGCTGCGTCAGCGGGAAGCGGAACTTCCCGTCCTTGTATTCGACTTCGCCGGGGTATTTCTTCTGCAGGTACAGAAGCGAGACTTCCACGGTCTCGATATCGTTGATCTCGAGCGCTTCTCCGTTGTTCGTGATGGAAATATCGATGTTATAGGCATCACCCTGAACCATAGGATGCACCTCCGTTTCTCATGTTCCGACTATTTCGCAATCAGCCGCGGCGATGCCGCTGAGCAAGATACCCATGCTGGTGATTGTGCCGGTGATCGTGCTGCCCCACGGCGTCGTCGTTTTGACGTAATCGCCGGGGGTCTCGCCGTCCATGACGATCCGCACGCTGTGGGTCTGACGGCGCATGTAATAGTCGTAGACGTGCTGGGTGACCGCGGCGACGTTGCTGCTGTTGACCAGCGTGGCGTCCCTGACCTCAACGACGTTTGGCTTCGTCGTGGCCGTGACCTTCGGATTGGTCTTCGTCGTGACGGTGGTCGTGTGGTAATACGTCGTGCCGTCGACCTCCACGCTGTCGCCGCTGCCGGTCGTTTTGTACGCATGCGCCGTCACACGCACCTCCGTCACCGGGGAAGACGTTTCTACGCTGCCGCCGGTATAGAGCCGGTCAAGCGGGATCTCCGCCGCCTCGTCCGACGCGAGCTTTCGCACCTTGATTCCGCGCGTCCCGCTGGTGTCGATGGTGGCGCAGATGGCAAATGCGATCTGCTGCAGCGCCTCGCGCTTCGTGCAGTCCGGGATGTAGCCCGTGACCTTTGCGTCATCCAGCGAAGAGTCGTATTCCAGCGTAAAGTGCCCGGCGAGGATCGTCTGGATCAGCGTCTTCGCAGACGCGCCGGAATAGATCGCAGCCGCGAACGGCTCGCTGTCCATGACGCCGAGGGCGTCGATGCAGGAAATATCATAGACGCTCACGCTTTTCCGGGAGGACGATTCGATATAAAACACGCCGATCAGGTGGTCTGAGTCATACGCGCTGACGGGCTGCTTCTGCTGGAAGACGTAGTCGATATCGTCCGCGCTGTCCAGCGAGAAGTCGAGCGTGTTGATCTCCAGATCGTCAGAAATGATGTTCATGCCCTCCGTGACCCGGACGGAGCGCAGCTCTCCCCGCTCGAACTCCCGGACGATTCCGAAGAAGATCTGCGAGATCTTCGCGTAGTGATTCGGCAGGTGGGTCTTATTGATCTGCACAACGAGCTTGTTGTACAAGTCGACCTGTTGCTCGCAGAAATACTTGTACGAGTTCAGCGCGAAGGTCCTGGTCGCAAGCTGTTCTTCGCCGTTGTACCACGTCAGGACGATCTCACTGCAATGGTCGCCCTCCGAGCCGTCGAAGTAGAAGAAAATGCCCGGGGACGAGAACTGGCCGTTTAGGGAAATCGTGATCGTCGGCGCTGCATCGAAGGTACAGTCGTCTTTGCTCTGCTCCGCAGACCAGAACGCGGCCCGTTTGCTCCCGAGCAGACCGCGCGTCCCGTCTAGGACCCACTGGTTCTGCTCGCAGGACGCCAGCAGCCCGGCGTCCGTGCCGTAGGGGAGCAGGGCAGGGTTCGCAAAGTCTTTCTTCGCCGTCGTCGTTACCGTCGACGCATCTGCTGCGCCGACCGCGACGTCTTCATATACCACTCTTACGCTCATGCCGGGGTCCTCTTCGGTTTCATGGCAACGAAATTGACGGTCAGGTTCTGCCAGCTGTTTTTCCCGGCATAGCTGGACGCCAGCTCGTCGTCGCCATTTGCAACATACGCGTCGAACGTCATGGTCGTCTGCGCATAGGGGACTGTCAGTACGTGGCTGTCTGCCGGTGCGGAGATCGTTTCATAAAACTCGTCGTATTCCTCGGGGTTCGATGTCACTGAATCAATTTCCAGGCTGTAATTGTAATAGGTGCCGATGATGTCGCGCGTCATTGCGCCGGTCATCACGCGCCCGGCATTGTCGCCGTCGAGCACGGAAAACGAACGTTTCAGACTCACGACGTGCAGATTCGGATACGCTTTCCCATCAAGACTCAATACGCTTGTCATGTTCTTACCCCCGCCAAACGAACGCCAACACGCTGCGTCTCGTCGTTGTTCGCCTGATATACCGCGCGGGCAAACTCGCGCTTATCGACCTGCATCACGACTGTAATGCTCCGGCCTCCCATTCCGCCCGTTTCATTCATGGCCTGCTTGAACGCCTGCACCATCGTAGCAAGCGGCGTCTCAATATTTGTCCCGCTCTTCTGGTCGCCGAGAACGGCGAGAAATTCGCGGTTCGGTGGAATGACTGCGCCCTGCGCGAGACGAGGCAGTGCAACGTTGCTCACTAGGGGAATGCTAATTCCGAAAGACCTACCGCCAATTAGAGGAACCCAATCAGGGACCTCGAAATGAATGGTATTCAGCGCGGAGATTAGGAGGTTTATACCGTTGATGATAAAGTTTATCGCATATTCAACAGCGGTAATGATTCCATTCCAGATTCCCTTAAATATATCCTTTACGCCTTCCCACGCCTTTGTCCAGTCTCCGGTAAAAACGCCGCTGATAAACTCGATGATTCCGCTTAGCCATTGCTTTATACTGTTGAATAGGCCGGATATAAAGTTTCCGTATGTCTGGAAAATCGCCGCGAGCATGGGGCTTTTTGATTGTAACCATGTAATGAACATATCCCATGCATCTTTGATGGAGTTTACAATCGCGTTCCACGTCTGCTTAAGCCCTTCCCAAATTTGTTTCGCGCCTTCTGCGGCAAGCTTTAAGTCTCCCGTAAACACACCCTTGAAGAATTTCCCGAATCCGTCTATAATATTTTTCAGGCCTTCGATTAGTTCTTCGCCATGTCCGGTAAAGGAAACAAGTGCAACCAGAGCGGCGACAAATCCCGCAATCAGGAGTGGAATCCAGCTACCCGTCAGAAGCGAAATGCCGATACCGGCGGCAAGTATCCCCGCGATGATCGTAAGCGTATTTACTAAATTGAAGCCATTTTCAATGACATCCTTGATTCCGACAACAAGCATCGCAAGGCCGCCCACAACAAGCGCAATGCCTGCCGCTATCGGGCCAAATGCGATTGCAAGTCCGGCAGCAAGCGCGGCAAGCCCCGCAAGCATTCCGAGGAAATTTTGTAAATCGATTCCGTTCTTCCACGCGTCTAGCCAGAAATACACAAGTGCAAACGCACCAGCTGCTGCAAGAGCGATCCCGGCAATCTTGCTCAAATCGTTTGTAAACATGCTTGCAATTTTCCATGCGAGCAGCCCGGCTGCAATCGCACCTACTAGGCCGAGAATATCGTGGAGTTTATCCTCCGCCATGTCGAGGTTTGAGAAATCCGGCGCGATATCCGTAGACGCCGCCCCGCCTGCGCCGCCACCGCCTCCAGATGCCTGATTGCTGGTAATCTGGTTGATCTCGTCGAAGCTCGCCATGCTCTTGCTGGCGTCTTCAGCTGCGGAGCCTACCCCCTCGATTGCTTCTTTTTCCGCATTCAGCCCTTTTGCCGCTGCAACCTGAGCGCCCCAGCTTTTGCCAGACAGCATGCCGAAAAACTTTGCAATAGCTGTAACAACCTGTGTCAGAATGTCCACAAGCTTTACAAAAACGGGGATCACGACTTGAAGAATCGGCTGGGCCAGCGTCAAAAACGCCGCCTTAAGCCGCGCAACCGCTGCACGCGCCTCCTCGTTCTGCATGATTGTTTTCCCAAGCCATGTCCGCAGGCTTTGCAGCGCCCTAGTAATCAGAGAGAATACAAGGACACGCTTAAAAAGCCCGGAAACACGCTTGCTGAACGTGTTCATGCTGTCGGAAACATTTTTTGCGGCAAGCTCCATTCGTTCGGACGCGCCGCTTGCGTTTGTAATCTCTCGCGTAAGCTCTCCTGCGCGTGTCTTCGCCGCGTCCAGCGCGGAGGTCTGCTCCATTACCTTGTCCGTAATTTTTGCGTACTTGCCGTCCAAGCTCTCAACGATCTTGTCTTGCTCTTTCAGAAGCGCTTCCTGTCCCTTAATCTGTGCAGTGACTTCGGATTGCCGACTATATGCAGAAATATACGCATCGGGAGATGCAGACACCTCGCCGGACGTGATCTTCCGAAGCCGCTCTGATTCAGCGCGCAACGATTTCAACGCAGTTTCTGCCTGTTTTGCGGATTCCTTTGCCGCGTCAAGCTGTGCCTTGATCCCGCTTTGCTCGCCACTGCTCTTTTTCAAATCGGTTTCCAGCTTGTCGATTCTCGCCGTAAGTTTATCAAGCTCCCGCTGTGCTTTTTTTGCATCAACTTCCGCCTGCACAACGATTTTCCCATCTGCCATTTTCTCACCACCTTATTTTGAGACGCCCCACGCTGCCAGAATATCCTTTTCTGCGTCTGTGTAATTCGTTTTCAAATCAATAATTTCACGGTTTCGCCTGTAGAACTCTCGTTCCTGCTTGTCAAGAGGCTTACCGCGAGATTTCTTGTCCCGGATACTTACCACATGGGCGAACAGGCAGTCCCCAATTTCCTGATAATAGGACAAAAAAGTATACCAGTGCAGATATTCCAGTGCGCGGATTTCACATCCTGCAATTCTGTTGATGGGTGCGACAATCATCTCAAAGTCCTGCTCCCACGACATCAACGTCGGCTGCTTTTTTTGCTCCTTTTGGTCTTGCTCGTGGTCAATAAACCTGAAACATTTCCGCAGTGCTTCCTCATAATCTGAAAACGGAATATCGTCAAAGTCAGTGTAGAATATCTCAAGGGCGGCAATGGCGCGCTCCTCTTCCGTCAAATCTTTATCAGAAAGAGCGGCGAGGATATCCAGCACCGCTCTATAATCTGATTCAATCTGATATGTTTTGCCGTTTATCTCGGCTGACGTCGGGAGCGCGTAGATCAGCGCTTTCTTTTCGCCCATCTGTCCGTATACTGTTTTACTCTTGGACTCAGTCTGGTTTTTTCGAGATCGAAACCAGCGTCCATCTCGTCGATGACAGCAAGCATAAGATTCGCCCATACCGGCAGACCATTTGCAAGCGCCATTACGTTTGTCCTGAACACTTCAGTACAAATCGGCTTTCCAAAAATTCCGTCGATTTTTTCGCGAATCTCCTTGTCGAACTGATCTGCCAAGTCGAGAATTTTTTTCGGGTCTGTCTCGTTTTCAGCGCGTTTCGCGTATTCATGCTGTCTGGATTCCAAATCTTCGAACAGCGAAAACAGCTTTTTCGCAAATTCGCTGTCCGTAGGGTTGAACTCTACACTCACGCCGCCGTTAATTTGGAAGGACTGTACACCAGTATCAAATCTGATATCTGCCATTTATAGCCCCTCCTTACGCAGCAGAATCAGCCGTGAACGTAACTGCACCGTTGCTGCCGACCGCAGCCGTGCCGGTCGTGCGCGTGCCGCCCAGCGTCACGTCGAACGGCATACCGACGAAACCGCCGCCCTCGCCGCCGAGGCTCGCGGGCTTGACCATTGTGCCGTCGTACCGCTCTGCAAAGACAGCCGTCTTGGCCGTGCCTGCGTAGTGGTGGACGATAAGCACGTCCTGATTTGCCAGAGCAGCCGCGTCCTGATCCTTGACGGCCAGATTCCACAGCTTGACGAGCGCCGCGTCGCCGGAATCCAGCTCACACGGGTCAAAGCTCTGCGTGATGATGGGCTTCTTCATGGTGGTTCTTGTAGTGCCGAGGATATCCTTACTGGAATCCTCCTGCCAATCGTACTCCATGCTAGAGTCCGTGACGCGCTTGCCGAACGGAGACCAGACAGGCGTAGACGCCTCGCCGGTATTCAGGTATGCAATCAGCAATTCTCGGTCGATGGTCTGGCCAGCAATGGTATTAAAGGTCATGTCTGCCATAATTAAATCACCTCATATGTCAGTTTCATAAGAATTTGATGGTCTTCTGAGCCATCTTCGTACCGGGCGAACATTGCCGCGCGGCTGGACGCTTCCACACGCCTGACGCGCATTCCGTCGCCCAAAGACGGGTGGTTTTGCATCGCCCAGTCCCCGAAACGATTCAGCATAGCGTCACATTTCAGGCGCTTGTCGTTACTGCTGCCGGGAATAATGCGGGCGATGATCTTAAATTGGTATTCTGCTTCATGCCCGCCGAGGATGTATTTCTGCGTAATATACGCGCCCTGAATAGCGGACAGCGCCATACTTGCAGAATTCGCAGCGAGAAATTCATAGTTGATCGTTGCAGCTGGCATGTCGTCATCAGAAAAGGCGTTTGCCCAGATCATCATTTTTCTGGCAATGTCCTGCTCTTCCTCCGCAGATACCAGTTTTCTTTGCTTTTCAGAGGTCATTTTTCACCGCCTTATCCGCAACGCGGATCCATTTATCAAGGTTTTCTGCTTTGGACGCCTCGAACCAGTGCGACTGTGCTTGTGCGTGTCCGGATGTCGTGAACACAAGGTTTTTGTCTGTCAGAACCTTCGTCCCACCCTTCGGTGCGTATGTGCTGCCCGTCTCCGGGTCAACCATAACTTTCCCGTAATACAAAAACCGTGCATACGGTCCCGGATAGATGATCGCATTACCGTCCACCATTGTTCTCTGGTCGAGAGAGCCCGTCAGGAGCGGCACATATGGGCTTGTGTCCTTCCGCGCCTGCGTTGCAACAATATGCTCTGCTTTGGTGCAGGCCTGCGCAAGCTTTTCCTGCAGCGCGTCAAATCCGTCTGCCTTTACGCTGAATTTCAGCATTACGAGCCTCCGACCTGCCAGTGCTGCATAGAAGGACTGCCGAAGTCCTTCATGTCCACCTTTGTCACTTTGTACACATCATCGTAAAGCATCTCGATCTGTTCTTCCGTCTTGTCCGGCTCGACTACTTCGCCCTTCACAAAGAATGTTATGCCGCCGTTACCGTCCGTAGATAGCGTCCAGGTTTTGCTTTTATCAGTTGCACGCCAGAACTCCTGCGGACCGACGTAGCGCTTCTCCGCACCTGTCACGCCGTCTACAGCAGCCGCAGAAAACGGAATGTACAGATTCACCGCATCTGCTCCTTCAAGCCCGCTCGCGCGGACGTTAGCAGCTTTCGACGCTTGGAGCATTACGCCGCGAATCACTGTGATATAGCGCTTCTGCGTGTCCTTGAAATCCTGGTCTTGCTCCTGCGTGACGTTGTAGATGGTTACAGTGTGTGGGGCGTACATGCAAAACACCTGCCTCTGTAGAGAAGCCCGGTATGGGCCAGATATTCACGCGCTACGCTTGCAAGTGCGTTCTTCGCCTCCGAAGCCGCTTTCAATGCAGCTACGGAAGAATCGCCGCCGCTGCGAAACGTCCGGGAATAGCCGCCTACAGTCTCGCTCTGCAATTCTCCTTCGTCAGATGCAAGCCCGGCGGACACATTCTTTCTGGCAAGCTCCTGTGCCGTGTCGATCAGCATATATTGGTCGACTAATGCACAGCAGCACATTTTTACAGCATCCAGCTCCGCAAAATTCTTTACTCGGTTTTGCGTGTAGTAGTCGAGGAAGGAACTGGCGCGTGTCGCCAATCTGCAAAAACTATCCGCGTCTACAGTTCCCATGTAAGTGCCGCAGTAGTATTCATAATCAGCGTAGATCATCACTCCACCCCTTCCAGAACAGCCAGAATTTCAGCCTTTTTCATGGAACTGTTGACCCCTTCCACCCCGTTTTCCTCAGCATAATCAAGAAGCTGCGCTTTCGTCATGCCGGAAAACGTGGGCGGTTCAGAGGCAGGCGCTCTCAACAGTTCATTTAACCCCCCGACGAGATCGTGCCGACTACGATGCCGTCCATGCGCTCTGCAAACAGCGCCATACCGTTGATAACGGTATCGGAAGCGGTCATGTTGGTGTAGTCCGGCTCCTCATGGATGCCGATATAGCCGGTTGCGTCGGTGGTGAAGTCAAACACTTCGCCAAGATCTGCGCCGTTCACGGGGATATAATACAGAACAATGTTGTCCTTCGCCGTAGCGTAGATCTTGCCCTTCGGAACACTGGAATTGAAGATTACAGTGCCAAGACCGAGGAAATTCTCCACGTAGGTCATTCCGAAAGCGGTCTGCAAGGTAATGTTCGCCGTTGCGAGGTAGTCTGCCACATCCAGAGGGTTCAGGAAATAAACCGCACCGATCTCGTCGTCCTCGAACAGAACCTGCAACTGCCCCCACGCCTGCGCAAGGGTAGCCTGGAAGGTCGCGCCCGTTGCCGTTCCTGTGCCGGTGGCGAGGAACGTAAAAAAGTCCTTCCGGATGCCCTTCTGCACGTCCTTGAGCATTTCGTCTGTGGTCATTTCCACCGCCTGATCGTAGCCACGGTCAGTGATAGCCTCCGCAGACGTTGCCTTTCTCCACTTCTTGAGCGTGATCTCCTGATAGTTCACGGGCTCCGTTTTGTACTTGCTCAGGGGAATGGTTTCACCTTCCGCCACAGCACCATCTTCCAGCGTGCCGGTAGCCTTGTAGCTCTTGAGCACGGTGCCAGCCTGCTTTGCGATTTTGCGGGTAACGCCAAGAGCCTCCATCAGCTTCTTGATGGAATAGCCGAACATTTCGGTAAATTCGATCTCGCGAACTCGCGCAAGATCAGCTTTTTTAATCAGCTTAGGATCAACAGCCATTTTTATTCTTCCTTTCTAAACAAATCCATATTTGCGGCGATTGCAGCGCGCCGCTCCGCTCTGTCAGTGATTTGCATGATCTCGTCTTTCGTCATCGCCTTGCCGCCGTCGCTGAGCCGTGCGCCCATGTCCACACGGACAGAAGGTTTGGAGACAAGCCCCTTGTAAGTTCCTTCGATAAGTGCATCAAGGCTCTTTGTGTCCTTGATTTTCTCACCGTCCATCTCCAATGCGGTCATTTCCTCACCGCAGCCGCGCATGGCAAGATCGAGATTTGCGCCTGTGATATTTTTGCTCTCAAAGTAAGCCCGAACAGCCTTTTCCTTTGCCGCCTTGCTTTCCTTTGCTGTAATGCCGGATTTATAAGCCTCGAAGTCCGAGTGTTCCTTTTCGTACTTCTCCTTATATCCGCCATCGCCCGCCGCCTTGAGGTCGTCCAACTGCTTTTGAACGTCGGGCAGTTTCTCCGCATCAGACTTGTACTTGCTGACATCAGCCTTCAAGCCGTCTACGGTATCGGTATGTGCTTCAATGATGGTGTCCACCTGTTCGTCGGTGAGTCCCATGCCTTTCAGTAATTTTCTGGTCAATGCCATTTCTATCTTCCTTTCCTTTGTCCGCAGTTCATCGCGGCGATAGATTGTATAAAAACCGCAGTGCTTCGCGGGTTTTACCTGTAAATTATTTGTAGAAAACTTTTGTCCTTTCTGGTTGCTCCGGCAATCCTGCCGCCTTGCTGAACCTGCTATATTCTGCGTTTAGCCGCCGAAGCTTTATGTTCGCGGCGGTCACGTCCTCGGAAAGCCCAGCTTCTTTGTATGCGTTTCTAAGCTTCTTCTGCGCGCGGATTTGCCGCTCTATGCGGCGTTGCATCTGCGTCGCTTCATAGGCTGTGTAAGTCTTTCCGTCAAACGTGCAGCCAAGACCATCGTCGATATGCTCAAGCTGTTCATCGGTGTAAGTCCGCTCCGAAACTCCCGGAACATATGGGTATTTGTGATGCCGACAGTTTGCTCCTGTCAGACCGTCAACATATCCGTAACCGGTCGTTTCCACAAGGTCATCGTAAAGCCCCAGCGGGTCAGGTTCGCCGCTTTCGCTCTGGTAATAGACTTTCCCTTGCCAGTCTTTGTGGCTTGACCACGGCGACGTACCCGGCTTGTCACGCGCCCCAGAGTGCGCAGACACTTCAAAGTATCTCGTCTCAAGGTACTCTGCGCTTTGGTTCGTGTACTGGTCGCAGATCTGATTCACGCCGGTCATGACAGCTCTCCGAACAGCAACGTCGATGTGGTCGACGTGTCCGCTTTCGTAGTTCACGACTTTCAGACCACCCGCAAGCTGCTGCACCGACGATTTGATAGCCTGATTGTAGCTGATAGCGCCGCTCTGGATTTGCATCGTGGCATTATCCAAAGCCCACTGGTACGCTTTGGCAGGTGGGAGCATCGTCCGCCCAGCGTCCACCAGAAAGCCCATAGAGCGCGTAAGGTTGCGCATGGTCTGCTTCGTCTGCTCGTATATCGCCCATGTGTCCTCGACGCTCACCAGCGTTTCCGGCTGCGTGACATGGGCGAGATCGATAAGGTCGGTGTAATACCGCTGATTCCGCTCTACTACATCGTCCAGCAGCTCTTTCAGCTTCTTTTCGCTAATTCCCGTAGTCTTTCGGATCGCCTTTTCGATGTCCTCCAGGTCAATGCCGTGCGAACGAAGCGCTCTGATTGCCTGAACAGTCACTTCGTTCAACTGGTCTTTCAACGCAAGCCTACTGCATATTTCATCGAGGAGCGTATCTTCCAGTCCCCGGAATAGTTCGGCAAGCTCCTCGGGGAGGGCGTCGAGCAAAGCAGGCGTAAATGGGTAATGGCTCATGTTCCGTTTGATTCTTTATCGTGAGCATCGTCAGTCGTTGTTCCGAATACTCTCCATTCTGGCGCAGCGGCGTCACCGACGTTTACCCAGAATGTCGTTCCCACAGGAACTTTTTCGTCTCCCATTACTCTACCTCCTGTTGCTGTTCAGTTACCATGTCCTGCGCCTTCGGCAGCGCCGCCTTTGCGGTCGCCTCGTCCTCGTTCATCCACTTCATGCGGAACTCCCAGTCATTCATAATGCCTGCGCTGAGAAGCTGCATGTCGCGCAGGAAGTCCGTCTGCTTGTCCTCAATGATCGAATCGTCAAAGTCTACGGAAATCTGTACTTCCTCATTTAGGCCAGCTTCCATGTACCTGTTCCCCATGCGGAGCAGCGTCCTGCAAAGCTCTGTGATTGCCTGTTCAAGCAAAATCTCATGCTTCTTGATCGTTCGGAACATGGTGCTGTTCTCGCTGATAACCTGCGTCGCTGTAGCAATACTTCCCTGATCGAACTTGTAATGATTTTCACCGAAGCCGCACTTGCTGGACAAGATATTCAACATATCCTGCATGCCGGTGTTAAACTCCGCCGTCCGCAGCGACATATCGACCTGCTGCAAGATGTTGCCGTTGCCGCCTCTGTCCTCCGGAAGTACATAATAAACGGTCTCACGCTTATCAAACACTGGCCGGCCGTCAATGCTCTTGGTTGCCTCCGGCTGCACCACAATGCGCTTCTTGCCCAACACAAATTCGTTCACATAGCTATCATAGGTGATGTCAACGCTCTTGAGCTGGTCGATAGCATATGCAAACACAGCCACACCAAGCGGGTTATTTTCATCTGAGTTCGCGATATTCAGCCTGTCAATGACAAACTGGGGCTTGTCGCTCCCTGTGTGTACAACAGGCGGGATTGTTTCAAAGCCCTTTACACTGGTCAGAGGGACTTCTTCGGAATCATACAAATGGTTCTCGATGTCGTACTCGCCGCCGTTCAGCCTGTGAACTTGGATGTATGTGTACTCTGTATCGTCAACATTTTTTGTGGAGGCAAACGCACACTCCCTGATGATTCCATTGTCCCATGTCAGGGGATAAATGTTCGTCGCGCTGACATAGTTGATACGGATGCGCCCAGGATCAACAATTTCGGAAGTGTCCGGATTGACGGACATTCCCTCAATGACCGGAACATACGCGATCGTTCCAATCGCTGCTTTTCGCTCCTGCGATTCGTTCGCCTTGACCTTCCAATTGTTTTCCGAGAGAATCGTGTCTACGAACTCCTGCTCCTTCTTCCCCTCGAGCGTGATGTTTACCCGCTCGTTCATCAGCAGGTTTGCCCAGTCCTCGCAGACCTTTTTCGCCATGCTTACGGAATATCTGTGGCATTCCAATTCTTCAATGCCATTCCATACCGTGTAACTGTGGAAGTCCTCGACATTCCCTTTGTACCAGTCTCCCCACACGCCGATCAGCTTGTAGAAATCAATGCCAACTGTATCGAAGCCCAGCTCCTTTAATGCTCTGCGTATGTTCACTCTTTCACCGTCCTATCATATGCCCGGCGCGTTCCAGGTCTTTGTAATAAGGCTCTATACTGTACTCAAACGCATCGAGGCTATCAATATCGGATGTCCCATCGTCAAGACGCTCGTCTTCGAACTTATCCGGGTCATAAATTGCTGATTGGAACGCATCGATCAAATGCGGGCAGTTCCGCGAAACCTTGAGCCTGCCTTGCTTCATCAGAAGCACGACAAGCCTGATCCTGTCTGTGATCTGCATTTTCAGCGCGTTCTTGACCTGGGTACCCAGCCGGAGTTTTTGCGCCGTGTGATCTAGACCTCGTATAAGCACCGTTTCCGCGCTATCCGCTCGTGTCTGGCTGTAACCATACTTTGATGTTATCAGTTGACAGAACGTAGCAAAACGCCGGTTTAACGCATCTGGGTCAATTTCTTCGTTTTTGATGTATTCTTCTTCCAACGCCACAACCCGGAAATCTTTTGTAATCCCGGTAGCTTGAAATTTCGTTGCAGACTTCGTTCCACCGAAGTCAACGCCAATGGAAATAACAGAAAACTTTGTATCGTTTTCTTCCGCCCATTTTATAGGATCATCAATCAGATACTTTTCTGTGTCGTTGGCAAAGTCCTTGTAAACAATACCTTCCGCAGCTACCCAAATCCCACGGATGTAGCGATCATAATAAACGGTTCCTTCGTACTCGCGCTTCAGATTTTTTACAAACGCAGGCGGCAAAAACGGGTTATCGTCTATCGTGTATGTTTGGCTGAAAATGTCCGCGTCGCTGTCCAAGAATCTTTTCAGCCAGTGGTTCGGATACTGCGGATTGTATGTCCCATCGAAACAGGAGTATTCTTTGTCAAGGCGGCTTTTCAGCAGCGCGAATACTTCTTCCGACCAATCGGCTACTTCGTCCCCATAGCAATATTTAATCGACGCACCGCGAATCTTGGAAACTTGGGAAACCTTCTCGGCCCCGAGGCAGTAACATTTCTCTCCGAATATCCATGCCGTATTGTCGCTTGAGATCGTGCCGACAAGCTCGTCCCCGTAAATGTTCCGCATCGGCTCCAGCACATTTCGCTCAATCGTGGATTTTGTTACGCCGAGAATGACGGCCAGACCATCTTTTCCGATTCGCTCACGAATCCGGATCGGTATGATCCATCGAAAATCGAGGTAAGTCTTACCGCTTCTGGTGGCTCCGCCCTTGAAGTTCCATCGATGCGTCCCGTATTTTACAAATTCACGTTGTTTCGGACTTAACAGCATCTTGGAACTCCTTCAGCATCGAGTCGAGCTTCTCCATTGTCGTCCTGTTGCGGTCGGAAGCAGCTGCGTAGCGTTTCATAAGACTATCACCGGCTTTCAGCCGGTCGGACAGCGATGCGTCCATGCCGAACTGGTCTTTGACCTCCCCGCGCATGACCGCAGTGTAAAATTTCAGAATTTCGTTGGAATCTGCGACAAGCGCAGCCTCTTGTTCGTCCGTTCTGCGCTTGATATATGCAGAAATTGCAGGTTTTCTAAGGTTTTCCGCGCCCATGCTGTGCGCTGCCTTTTCTTTATACCCTGCTTTTTTCGCCGCTTCTGTGGCATTGCCGGATTTTAAATATTCTTCGCAGAATCGTCTCTGCTTCGGCGTAAGCTTTTCATCCGCCATCGCTGTAAAGTCCGGCCAGCAGCTTCACCACATCCACAATCTGGTATGTTTCCAGCAGAGTGACGTTCTTCGGCTTTCCATCAGGTCGATATTCGTAAACCATGTATTTCGTCACCATCCTGTCATTTTTCGCGGAATAGGTCTGCATTTGATTGATTTTTATTTTGGTTCCGTTGTACAAGAGCGCTGTTTGCAGCTTGTGTGCAAGGGCGCGCAAACTCGCCATAGCCGCTCCTTTCTGCCTCATTCTTTCGTTCTCGTGTCTCCGTGTGTGAATAAATATATTTATTCACACCGGAGAACACGAGAACAGGAGGAGGTTTCCGCAGAACGCTGCGGCGCCGATGAAAAAGGGCGTAGAGTTGATCTCTACGCCCTTATAGTAAATGTTAAATTTGGCTCTGGGACGCAGACTTTTTCATAAAAGCCCTCTTTTTTGCCCCACAAGGCGAATAAATTGCCTGTGCCATTCCTGCGCGGTGCGTTCGGATACATAAACCGCCATTGCAGCGCCTTGCAGGGTATGCGTCCGCTTCCAAAGAACCAAGTCTATGAGCCGCAGCCGCTCCGCGCCGTCAACGAGCTGTTCCGTCTCCGCGATTGCCTCCTCAACGGCAGCGCGCTCGGACTTCGTCATCAGCCCGCCGCCCTTATAATTGCGGATCATCCACTTTGCATATGGCCACCAGCCGTAGCGCGGCTTACTCACGGCGCGCTTCCTTTCTTTTCTTGCAGTGGCTTACATCATGATACCGGATACACCCGCATGTGGTAGAGAAATACGCACATTGTGAGTTCTTGCACCCATCAACTGCCTTTTCGTCCAGCACATCCTTTGCCCATTCCCCGCGCGCTTTGTCCAGTTCATCTTTGTACGCCGCGCACAGAAACGCAGCATTAGTTATAACATGCCACAGAGCCGGTAAGCCGCTCTCATAGTCGAGCGCCAGCGGATTATCCCAGATATGCAGAACGTGGCGCAGAAGGGCGTCCAGCCACTTCTCGCGCGGCACCTTGCGCCAGTCCTCCGCGTCGGCGTATTTTGCCTTTCCAAACTCCCGCACCTGCATGATCGCCTCGATCGCCTCTACCGGCACGAGCGACGGCCTCGGCTTCCCATCATCGTACTTTGCGCCCTTAATCTGTTCCATCAATAGTGTACCCTCCCTTCGCGTTTTGCCCGATCGTATTTCCGCTCTCTGGCGGACCTGCCGATTGTTTCCATCCCGCGCTCTATGCGCTCTACCTTGCTTTTGTTGTACTCGTCCGCAGCCTTGCGATACTCTATGTACGCCTCGCAGGTCGTATGCTTTGCCCCGCAGCCTTTTTCGGGACAGTCGCCGCACGGAGCGGAATATGGGCTGATTCTTAAATCTCCCTGCATTCGTCTACCCTCACACAGACCCGTTTGTCTCCGACGCGCACAACATATCCGGGCATGCTGCTGACGTATTCATATTTTTCCGCGTCGTACACTTCGCCCATGCGCGGACGCATGGCGGGATAGACCGGGATGATCGCCGTGATCTGGACCCGTACCTCATCCCATGCGCGATCGCGCCGCTTGCCCGTGCAGATGGGATGCAGTTTGCGCCATGCCCCTGCACATGCCCGGCTGCAGAGATACCGGCCATCCGCGCGCGGCTTGCAGGGCCGGGTGAATATTTTCCCACAAACCGGGCATGTCGCCGTGATATTTGCCATTGCAGCTTTACCCCCCTTGCTAATCTAAAAATCTCATAAAAAAACAGTTTCATCAGTAACTTGTAAGTTGTCTGTGATCTCCACCTCCATTTCGTCCGATAGTTTCACCCGGATTTCTGCCCGTTTTGCACAAAATGGCGCAAATGACGAGTTATAGCAGTCGCATACAATGTAGTCTCCATCAAAACGGAACGTGTTTTTGTGGCAGTCCTTGTACTCTGCATTCCTGTTGCAGGTTGAAAGCTTTGCCCATCGTCCCTTCCAATCCGGAGCTTTGATTTTGTAATCAGGATACGCTTCCTGGAATGCTGCATACTTTTCCGGGAATAAACCCCGTAGCTGATGCAAAAACATCGGAACGGTTTTGTCCTGATAATCCCGAATGACGCCGCCCATTATTGCGCGCGGGATAAAATCGCAAATTCTCTTAATGTTTTCAGGCGTGAGTTTATCGGCGCTTATGTACAGTCTGTTAGTGCCAAGATGCGGGTTATCGCAACGGATTTCCCCGCCAAATTCCTCCAACCATGTATAAGGAACGGTGAGGAAAGCGTCTTCTCCTATGCGTGTAATCAAATTGGTTGATGGATATCGTAATTTCCCGTAAGCGGGATTTGTTCGGGCTTCTTTCTGAACCCGTAAAAACTTCTTTGACTGTTTTGTTCCACCATCCACAATTGTGATCTCACCGTTTGGGCATCTGACGCCAAATAGTGTTGTTACGCAAAAACACTTTCCATTTTTATAGGCAGAGCATTCCTCGGCGCGGTTGCAGCGGATGTACTCTGCTCTTAACCTACAATCCCTGCTACCGTCTCCGTATAAATGCGCGCAAATGCAGTTATCATTCATAACTGTATCCCCCTTATGTACTTGTCAAAATACGTCACAGCTACCGCCATAGCCGCCCACATGTCCGCCGAAAACCCATAAAAGAAACCGGGGTCCTTTTTCGTCCCCTTTCCGAAGTTCGGCTGGCCGGGCGCGTAGCGGTCGACAAGGGCCTGCCGGATGTTTGCATCTTTGGCCGATAGTGAGCCGCACAGATCCAGCTTTTCTTCCCGGCGGAATATCCGCGTCGGCTCATAGCCTGTTTCCCACAGCACGATTTGCCAGAACCGGCCGATCCAGACACAGGTGTCGAACACTTCCTGCCCGACTGTCATGCCCATACCGGCTATCATTTCGATTACAACTTGCTGATAGTTCCACCGAAGTTTCTGCTCCAGCAGCTGCAGCATTTTGCGGTTCTCGATCTTCCCGACCTCCAGCACGCGGCGGATCTCTTCGCCGTCATGCTCTACGATTACATAGCCGGATTGAATATTGCCGGGATCAATCGCCAGTATCGTTCCCACGCTTCGCCCTCACTTTCCAAAACATACTGTTGTAGATGTCGTATCGGTGTTGGATGTAGGTACTCATGACTTCCGGTCGAAGCCTGGACCAGCTCTCATACAAACCGCATGTCTGCATCTCCGGGCATCCGCACCGGTAAATGCAGTTTGGCACCAACACGTCCGAGATCTCCGGCTGAATCTTATGCAGTGCCGCTTTGAAATCCTCGGCATACGCGCGCGTCTCCGGGTCTGCCTGACTGCATAACCGCTTGCGCATGGAATCGATCAGAGCTTGCACATTTGCCTCACCCTCGAAGATCACCGGCGCATCCTGCGGCAGCTTGTCCCGCGGTGTGCCTGTCCGATCTGTCCGCTGCGTGGAAATGAAGCATTCCCACTTATGGCGGCTCCAGTGCGTAGCGATCCAGCTTTTGACCCCCTCCCATATCCACGATACCGAAATCCGGCGGATGGGCGAGTGCTCAGCGATCAGGATCCGCCGCTTGAACTCCTTGCTTGGCTCATGCCCGAGCGGCCCTTTTCCGGAAGTGGTGCGGCAGGTGTCCACGACCTCCTGCCAATCGCCCTTGATTTTCAAAATTTTAGTGTTCATGTTGCCCCCCCCTAAATTCCGAGTGCAGCAGACGGCCAAAGACTCATCCTGGTCTTATTTGTCACATAGTCCAGCATCCGCAGCATCCCAAAGCATTTTTCAAGCTGCCCGGAAACAGACTGCATCTGCTGCACCTGCCAGAACAGCGCATAGCAGCGCTCCGTCGCAGTTCCCCGGTTTTCGCCGTACAGGATGGATATGCCATCCAGCAGCAGCCGGTATTCATCCGTGTGCAGGCTCTCCACCTTCTTTGCCAGCTCCGCCAGCTCCACAGCCGTTTTTTCGATGTCCGCTTCCTCCTTCGGCGGGTCAAGCTCCACTTTCGGGATCCCGCCCAAGAGCAGCGCGTCAATGTAATCCAGCAGCAGCTCCCGCATCTCAACCGCATTCGTTGGTTTGTTCATTTGTGCCTCCTCCTAAAATATCCTTAAGGCTTCTTTCCTCAAACCGGAACCTGCTTTCGAAATCTCTGCATTTCTCACCGGAAAAGCACATGTGCTCCAGGTCTTTCTCGGAGAACCGATCCGCCTTGTGCTTCAAGCATCGGTACGGGTAGACGTAGTTCTTCCTGTATTCCAGATTCCTGCAGGTCAAACAGCAATCTTGCATCAGTTTTCCTCCTTTCGCACTACCGCGCGCAAACCGACCGCACCACCTCCGCAACGTCGGCGGCGGGCAGTTCACGAATAGCCCGCAGCTGCCGCTCCGTAGTGTTAAAAAGATCCGAGTCCTGCAGCGCTGTCAGCGCCGCCTCGCGGCTGATGTATTCGTCAGGCATGGTCTACACCTCCGTCCATCTTCGCCCCGCAGCTGGGGCAATAGTTCCTGCTCCAAAGTGCATCCTTTTTGAAAGCGCACCGGCAGTTCGTGCAGACGATTGCCGCTTTAGGAAAGCGAATCGTTTCCCCGCTCTGCGCGTCATATTCGTGCCAGTCCGCTTCTTCCCATCGTGCATGGTGCACCTCCGCAACGTCGGCGGCGGGCAGTTCACGAATGGCCCGCAGTTGCCGTTCCGTGGTATTAAAAAGATCCGAGTCCTGCAGCGCTGTCAGCGCCGCTTCGCGGCTGATGTATTCGTCAGACATGGTTGGCCTCCAATTTGCCTTTGTGTTTCTTCACGAGCTCCTTCGCTAAGTTCAAGCCGACTGCAGTATAGTCAAATTCGGAGTCCCCGATAGCCGGTTCAACGCATCCTTCCGTCCCGCCATATGTGCCATAATGCTGTGCGAAGTCACTTCCGTCCGGGAAACGCACTGCATAGCCGTCGTACAGGTGCTCTATCGTGCATTTGATTCCAAGATCGACGCAAAAATGGTACAATGCGCGTATTTCAGTGTATTTTGCTGGAAAATCTAACGTTCTTTCCTCAGGCGGCAGCACCACCACGCGCCCGTTCTTGTCGGCCTCGGCAAGCTCGCGGAGGCGGTCAAACCCGCCGCACAGCTCGGCAATGTCCTCGTAGGCTTTCAGCCGTCCGTACAGATCGCGGGCCATCTTGCGGAAAATATCCTTGCCAAAGCCGTTGCTCGTTGGGCCGTTGATCAGCACGTTAAGCGTGCTGTCCCGGCTCTGCTTCCAGTCGATTTCCTTGCCGCCGATTGCGGCGCGCAGAAATCGGTCAGTGCCCGGATCTACGTTGAGATTGGGTCTTGTCAGTCGTTCCATATCTCTTCCTCCACATACCGCCAGCTCTGCGGCGGGCGGGTGATTGGCTTGGGTTTTGCCTTGAGCGCTACCTCTACCTCATTTGGCACAGCGTAAAATTCCCGCAGTTCGCGCGGGGTGTCGTAAATCCTGAGGTTGGATATGTGCCAGCCGAAGCCGGTGGCAGCTCCGAGATACTGGTGCAGCTCCGCAGGCTCTAGGCAGGTTGGCCGCGCAGCATCCGACGGGATTCTTCCCGCGCCGTTAATGTTGATGATCTCATCGCACAGAAATTCCCCGATGACTTTTCCGTTTCCGCATTCGTAGATGTAGCACTTAAACGGTGGGTTCATCTTCGGGCGCGTCTTGCGCACCTCGATAGTCTTTTCACCATTGGCAATCTTCGAGCACCACTTTTGGAGACTGCTGATCAAAACAGCTTTGCTCATGCTTACCTCCTTCCTCCCTCTCAAACCGGATTTTCATTTGTGCGGGGCAAAGGTCTACCTCCGGGCGGCGCTTGCCTGTCCAGCGAAG